TGGCACACATACAAGAGTACAAAGCCCTCTCACCCTGGCTAGCCAACCTAGAGCAGGAAACCCGCACGATCCCTGACAAGATAAGTTGCACCGATTCTTGAACTGAACCAGCGCTGCGGCGGCGAGGTGAGGGGATCACCTTGGGACGGCCTAAGCAAGACCACTGACGTATTTAACGCCAGCATCAAAGCAGGCATATCATCCCTAAGGGAATCCACACGATCACCAGGCCTTGGCCTAAACACCCACTGCATAGCAGGACCACCCGGATTGATGATGATGTCCTGCGATCCAGAATAACCACGAATAGCACCATCTAAGGGCGCACTCGAGGCCTCTATCGTAGTAGGATTATCCTCAGGAGAATCCGGGTCGTCGATGCTATTAGTGTCCGTGTATCGCCAAAGAGCCGCAGAAACCGATCCACGGAACAAGCTCGGGTCAAACATGCCAGGCAACAAATCCAGACGAACATCAACTAAGATGTGGTCTAGAGGTGTAACGGTAGGGAATAACTGCAAAACACTCGACTCCTCAGTGCCATGATTCCCGATGCTGAACGAGCCAACAGCGGGAGCGACACCGTAGAAGTGATTGCTAAGAGAAAATTGCCAATCATACCAAACCTGGACACGCCTATACCCATTGGGATTGAGCGGGTTAACCGCTCTAGGTTGGACTCTGATGGAAGGGCTGGGACCACCATTGCCCTGGGCTGGGACGAGGCGTGACTGGGCACGCCTTCTCCTAGCCTCAGCAGCAGTGATAGTTCCTGCACGAACCATCCTGGTAAATCGATCAACTGGTGCGTTATTAGTGCCAGACATGTTGTTCTCTTTATCGAAATCTACAAAGAAGACACAAACGCATCAGCCCGATCGAGCAAAACCTCGAAACCAGGAAGATGCCGTAGGTCATACTCAAGGGCGAGTCGCAGAGAAACGTCATAGGAACCGATTGGGTGTGAAAGATAACGAAACAACGTTTTCTTCCAACCCTCCGGACTACCACGCCAATCTCCTGACCAAGAAGTGCTACAGAATGAGTATTCACCGACAGGGTGTTTAGCAACACCCTTGACGGTAAAACCCAAAGCAACGTACTCCTCAAACATTCCATCGACATAACGTTCAACTGCATCATCACCCATTTGAGCTCCCTCATTGCGAGTCCAATCAACAAACCCATTGAGACCTATTTGTACATGAGATGCCAATATATGCCGCATATGGCTATTAGTCGGGGAGGTGTTAAAACATCCGGAGGGCAGAACACCACCCTCCGTTTGTCCAAACATCTCACCAGAAGGAAGGACAAAGACCTTGTGGGAGATGCAGTAATGCTGAGCATAAACCAACTTCTCCCAACCAGATCCTTCCCCACCAGCGACCATAACACGATATGTGGCGTCATCCTCGAGCATCCAATCAGTGACTGACCAGTCCCAAGCTGAAACGTCAGTAGACGCAGGCTGGTACTGATCAGAACACTTCAAGAACCACTCGAATAATGACTTCTTGCCATCATCATGAAGTCCCATACCAGGCTTAAAAGGTATGAAATCACAATGATCTATCTCAGCCTTATTCTGGAGAGTGTATAGGACACGCTCAACAAGTGTGTCTAAAATAGACACACAGCTGATGATCCTATACCTCTCGGCGTCAAGCTTTTCCTGCTTATGTGGTTCATCCTTGATGAAAACATAAACAGGATCACAAGACCCACTCTCCAATAAAGACCGAGGATTGGGAGCAGCGCCAATATCAAGATCGATAAGAACAATCAACCTATCCACTAGCAAACTGCATAACCCACGACGATCCGCCAACCACGTCTCCTTCTTACCAGCAACAACATTATAAGGCGCCCCAGCAGCAGTATCAGGCTCAGAAGCCTCTATGGCCCTTATGCACTCCCGTATTAAAGGGGGTGCAGAGGCCACACACTCAAGGTCGCTTAACAACCAGGCGCGCGATTCAAGAAGGCATTTTCTTGCCTCCTCGACTGTTTGCGCCCGGCCACCTCCGCAACCTTCAGCTGATACTCTCGCTCGAAACGCTCTGGGTACTCCACGGCTCGACCCTGCCAGAGTTTGAAGGAATCCTCTTGTCCTGGCCTCCAGGCTCCAACTTGATGGAGTCCGGACGCCATGAACGTCAACTTCTCGAAGGGAGTCGGCTTTCGCAATGACTCCCGTCCAGAAGTCTTGGACTGCCTTCCCAATGGCAACTCGGCGGTTTCCCATTTCTGGGATTTTCCGCTCTGAGTTGAGCTTGTGGAGTGATCCATGGTAACCGAGGGAGCGGAGCAATCCAATGCGCCCACGACGTGGCCAGCCGAAGCCGGACAATTCGGGGAACTGCACATAAATTGAATCGCGGACCCGGGGGTCCACCGCGCCTCTCCCTGGGGTACCTTTATAATAACCGAGGAACTCGAGAAACCCACGACTTCGCCTCCCAACTTCTTCAACTTCCTCCGAAGGTGCCTCTTCTGGTTTAACGTCAAAACGATATCCACCGAGGTCCCGGATTCCGCTGAGATCTGGGGGACAGAGAGGGACTCTAAGTCTTTGGGCAACGAGTCCTCTAATTTGCTTGATTGATCTGAAGACGTGCTCGAAGTAATAACGGTCGTGGCCTTCTCGGAGGGGCTTACCATTCCCTGAGGAAAATCCTCAGGGATGGCAGACTCCTCCTGAAACTTGGGAAGACCAGTAAAATCCATTTCAACCTCATCATCAGCCCATTGCGCTCCATCACCTGAGGCCCGAAGGTCCCAGGAAACGATAACGTTTGGACTTTGATAAAATTTAATGGAAGCCTTAAATTTTGGGTCAATTGTGGTCTGAGGACCCCAATTGATATCCTCTTGCTCATAATCATCCCACGACTCAGTGACACGACCGAGTCTTAAAGACCGGTCCTTAAC